CAATAACGTCTGCCGTAGACGTTGTTTGCACTATCATTCCAAATCCACAGCACGTTTTGTTAAGGCATTCATTTTCCCCTGGGAAGTTCATGGTGACAGAAACGGATGTTGTACGTTCTCCCATTGATTCGGTACCTATACCTAGTATAGCGTTCCGAATGCCAGGTTTTTCCACAAAATGGATAAACATGGCAGCTTTGGGCCGTACTCATTCATCTATGTTACCGTTTTAAACAACCCCTTTGAGGACTTAACCATGTCCTGGTCACCCTCGAGTCCCTTAAATGGGACAGCGCAGACCGGGTTTACGTCTCCAACGTATACCTTGTCTGCTGACACTCCGCCTAGCCCCGTTGGTAAACAGTATGCCATCACCGCCGTTGGCGGTGCTGGTAATACTGCTATGACCACCGGTGCTTCCACGCCCTTCACACTGTCGTTCTTCAAACCGGCTGTTGTAAAAACGCAGACGGTTCGAACCGACGGGACGTTGGGCGCGGCTCCCATGAACGTCTATAAGCAGATTACTAGGAAATCTGTCCTAGTTTCTGAGGCGACGTTACAGTACCGCACTATGCTAATCACCACTACGATAGAGGTGCCAGCTGGTGGGGAACTGTATGCGCCAACAGACGTTCGTGCGGCGTTGTCGTGCCATATCGGCGCTCTTAGCAATACGAGCGCTGGTGTTGGCGACGCGGTTATTTCTGGCGTATTTTAGCCAGTTATAATAATTAGGAATCTAAAAATGACTCCTGATCAGTTCAAGAACAAGTTGTTCAAGAACCCGTGGTTCCTCTGGTTGCTTAACATCTTGGGGGTTAACCCACTCGAGATGGTAACACCCGAAGTTCAAACATCTGCATTGCATATGAATGAACTGGCTGCTTCTGTGCATGGAAATGCACAAGAGTAGCGAGGATAGACAACGCTTCAAATGGGAGATAGCTAGATGGACGGTCAGCCTCTTGCTCTTTACCATTGCCTGCTGGATGACTTATCAGGTTATCTACCTTCTGACATTCTTGCGGACTTGTCCGCTGGAAAATCAGTCGATCCTTGGCCTGATATAACTCCTAAGCAGTTTGCTGCCCTAACCGTCTCTAGAACATTCTACAAGAAATATGTAGACGATGTTACATTGACGGCGGACGCGGCTGCTTTAGACAAGTTTCTCACCGTTAACGAACGGTGCCGGACTTGGGAGTTAGACTTACGTGATAGTGGGGACGAGATCCTTTTCGGGCAGTTTAAACGCTGCCTTGAGAGGTTCTTTTATCCACGTGGAGATGTCCCGCTCATACAGTCTTTCGGTCAAATTCTTGACCGTGGACGGTGTGGTCCGGGCTCTTCACTAGGTTCGGTTGGTGGTGATAGCTATACAAAGCTATTCTCCTCCAACCTTACCTACACGAAGCCATTCATCTATCGAGTCTATCGAAACTATGTCCGCCAGAACATTGACACTGAAAATGCGGAATTAATCCGCTATTCGGTGTATGGTTCAGAAAGCATAGTCCCAGGCAATCGCCTATCCTTCGTTCCTAAGCAAC